GAAACTGGTGAAGCAAAGATTACAAAAGCATATAATCTGCCTTGTGATTATGTAATACATACAGTTGGACCGATATGGTATGGTGGCAGAGATAAGGAAGAGGAACTTCTGGCAAGTTGTTATTTCAATTCTATGAAGCTTGCAATGGAGAATGGAATCAGAAAAATAGCATTTCCATCTATATCAACCGGTGTCTACAGTTTTCCGGTAGAGCTGGCAGCGAAAGTTGCAGTTCATACAGTTAATAGATTTCTGCAGGATAATCCAGACAATTTTGACTTGGTGGAATGGGTGCTGTTTGATGTACATACTGAGGCGGTATATGAAGCTGAGGTGGATAAGATATATGAGTAACAGATAACTTTTGAATTTGCCGGTTTGGAGGTTGAATATTGAAAATAGATGAGTATTTACAGCTTCTTTTTGAAGGTAAAATGTGTGAGGCTAAAGCTGTTAGGTTTTCTACTATTCCAGATAGATTAGTAAAATTTATATGGCTTGATGGCTCAGAATCTGATCATAAGAAATTTCTTTCATTAGGAAGAAATGAGATATGGTTTGCACAAAAAGATTATTTGAATGATCCATACGAATATAAGGGGATGCTGCTTGATAGAAATAAGCTACTTAATGCAGGATATAGCAATGATATCATAGATTATTATCAGCAATTATTCGATTTTAGTGATTATGGTATAACATGTCTGTCAGCTAATAGTATAGATTATTTACCAATGTGGGCTTATTATACAAATAATCATAAGGGATTTTGTGTCGAATATAATGTAATAAAAAAAGACTGTATACATGAAGTATTATATGAACCGGAAAGAATTAAAGTGGCATCATTAATATTTCAAAGCAGAGAAGCTATTAAG